TGAAGCAGGATCTTTAAGAATAACAGACGGTTCTAGAATTGTTGGAGCTATAAAGTCTACAGGTCAGATACTTGTTTGGACCGACACATCACTTCACGGTATTCAGTTTGTGGGTACACCTTTTACTTTTGGTCTTAGACAACTTGGCGCTAACGCAGGTTTAATAGCGCAACATGCAGCGATAGAGGTAAACGGTGTTGCTTATTGGATGTCAGATAATGCTTTTTATCTTTTTGATGGTGTTGTCAAAAAAATGCCTTGTTCTGTTCAAGATTATGTTTTTGACGATATTAGTTATACAAACAAAAGTGAAATAGCTGTTGGCCTAAATACAGCTTTTAACGAAATAATTTGGTATTATCCTTCGGCTAATGCTACACAAATTGATAGAGCTGTTGCTTATAACTATTTAGAAGGCACTTGGTACACAATAAATCTTGCAAGAACTACGTGGCTTGGTGCTTATGTTTATGAAAAACCCATAGCCACAGAGTATAACTCGTCTGCGACTGCAAACGCTACAAGCATACTTGGTTTAACTGCTGGTGCGTCATCTATATTTGAACATGAGACTGGTAACAATCAAGCAGATGGAACTGCTATTACAGCTTTTTTAGAAACAGGTTCTGTAGAGATAGCGGATGGTGATCAGCTAATGTCTGTAAGTAAATTAGTTCCTGATTTTGATAATCTTGCAAACACTATGACAGCCAGATTAACCTTAGAACAGTATCCTCAGTCAACATCAAATGTGCAGACTAGTGGATCAATTACTAGCACTACAGAAAAAATAAATGTTAGAGGTAGAGGTAGGGCAGTTAAAATACGATATACAACTAATACAGTAGATGATACACCCTGGAGACTTGGATCACAAAAACTGCAGATAAGACCTGATGGAAGAAGATAATGGCAAAAATTACAATAACTAGATTACCAAATGCAACACCAGATTATGATGCTGGTCAGTTTGATCAAATGATTAGATTACTTGATCAAATAATATTTTTATTAAATACTAACTATCAACAGGATATAAAAGAAGAACAAGAACAGGAGACATTTTTCTTTGGCTAATACATTTAAAGGACCGATGTTAGATGTCACTACGACAGACTTAACAACTTTAATAACTGTGCCAACAGCTAATGCCGGTGCAACTCCTCCTGTGCCACCAACCACTATAATAATTAAATCTTTAATTGTTTGTAATGACTCTGGCAGTGCAACGCTTCTTGATGTTCAAACTGTTAGGAGTTCTGCGACATTTAAACAATTTCACCAAAAAAACATAGCTGCAGGAGCAACGGTGGATTTACTTAATCAACATGATGGAATTACAGGAGGCATGATTGTCTTACAAGAATCTGATGTGTTAAAAGTACAAGCTAATGCAGCCAACCAAGTTCACATAACTGTAGCTAATATGGAGGTTACAAAGGGTCAACTTTAGAAAGGATTAATAATGAAATTATTTAAAAATGTATTGAAAGAAGAAACTCTAACTATAGTGAATAATGAGTTAAATAATAATATTAGAAAAGATGTATGGGGTTCTAACAGACGTCATTGGGCTAGTTTTTTAACATCAAATAATTTAGGCACTGTTTCAACAAGATATGTATCAGATGATTGTGCAGCTAAAGTTCTTGAAGATATAAAACCCTTAGTTCCAAAAGCTAAAGACATTGGTGTTATGATGTATATTTGGGATTTTGGTTCTGGCATTTCATTGCACGATGATTCACAATATATTTTTGGAGGGACGATATATTTAAATGCAAATTGGCAACCAGACTATGGTGGTTGGTTTATTTGGAAAGATGAAAAAGAAAAATGGAATGCTGAGTTACCAGAATTTAATAATTTAATTTTAAATGACAAAGGTGAATTACACACTGTCACACCAATTTCACATTCATCACCAGAGGTAAGATTTACCTTACAAATATTTGGAGAATAAAAAATGGATTTACAATCACTATTTATCACGCCTGTCATGGTGACAGAAATTAAAGGTCATGGTCATTTAATAGATAGACTTTACGAACTAAAAGCTAAAGATGAAAAAGGTCTGCCAAGGTCAAATCAAGGAGGTTGGCACAGTCACGACAACCTTTACAAGGACGAAGAATTTAAACCTGTTGTAGGTGATATTTTATTTGCAGCTAATGAGTGTTTTAATCATTTAGGGGTTATAGATAAATATGTGCCTGAAATGGCAGATCTATGGGGCATAATTAATCCACCTGGATCTAGAAATAATGTACACACACATCCTAACAGTTACCTGTCTGGAGTTTACTATCTAAAAGTACCCCCTAAATGCGGTAATTTAGTGTTTCTAGAGCCTAAACCACAGGCAGAGGTATTATCACCCCCAAAAATAACAGATCACTCCATACACCTCGCTCATAGCGTACAATGGGAACCAAAAGAAAATTCATTGATTTTTTTCCCATCATGGTTACAACATGAAGTTAAAATAAATAATTCTAAAGAAGATAGGGTTATTTTAAGTTTTAATATTCATTGGAGGGATAATGCCGATAATTGAACCCGCAGAACAAATAGGAACTGTTACATTAGAAGATGGAAGAGTTATTCCTAGATATAAAGTAAAAACTGAAACAACATTAACAAATGTAGATACTGGTCAGGAATACGAATCAGAAGAAGCTATGCAAGCTGACATAGATGATCCAAACACTTCAACAACTGCTGAAAAGATCAGACGAGATGTTAAAGTATTTGCTCCATCATTGAAGGACATGCTTGGTCAAACACCAAAATAGTGTCGAGTATATTTGTAAAAGAAAATTTTTTTAACGACGACTTATATACCAAAATTGTGAATGAGATGGTAAGAATAGAGTATGCCCCACCTGAAGCTGAGATAAGAAAAGCATTCGATGGCACTTTTTGGCACGTGCATTATTTACCAGACAATTGTGAATTACAAATTGTAATTAAAAAATTAATACACGAACACTTTAATTACGAAATTTCTAAATATGTTTTTCCTTCTCTTTATACTATGGTGGGAGCAACCGACAAACCAAGACCTCATGTTGATTTAAATAAAGGATGCACGCATCAATGTTTAATTTACATGCACGGTCCTAAATCAATTAATAATGGCACAGGTTTTTATAAAGATGGTAAACTAGACATGCATGTTGGTTTTAAACCAAATAGAGCTATCTTTTTTACATCCGATGTTTATCACACTCCTCTTCAATGGAATGGCAATGGATCTTTTAGATATTCTATTAATAACTTTTTTACTTAGGTTTTTTACAATCACAATCATCACAACAATGCTGCTCTGTGTTCTTGATGTGTCTTTTAATATCTCTTTCTACAGCTAATAGTCTTTCGTGATATTTGCTCACCTTATCTGCAAGGTAGGCAATGGCTTTATTTATGTCTTCGTTTTCCATATTTTCTCCTATGATTGTTAATTTTGGTGAGAACCTAATGTAAACATATTTTTTATCAACGCAACAGTATTTTTTTAAATTGTTTTGTTGACAAATAGATGGTAATAATGCGTCAAGAAAGTATGAGCAAAACATTTTTAAGCGGTAGAATTATAAAAAGATACGAAATTCCTCTTAAAGAAATAGAAGAATTAAATAATGCCTTTGATGAATCCAAGAATAATTTAGAAGATAAAGGACCTAAGTTAGCGGGCAGAATGGACACTGAGCTAAGTGTTATAGATTTTGTACCGAGGCTTCCAATTATGTATACATTACGAAGTTACATGAATGATTATATAATGTCGATGAATCACTTTGGTTTAATCGATACTCCTGTTTTAGATTTAAACATAACATCTATGTGGATCAATGACATGAAGCCAAATGAATACAATCCTCCTCATACACATCATGATAAAACAGGTTGGTCAACAGTGATGTTTTTAAAAGTTCCAAACTTAATTAATGATGTTAAACACCAACATAAATTTAGAGATGGCTCATTAGGTTTTATTTATCCTCGAGACTCTATAAATTTTTTTCAACCTGTAGTTGGTCATTTTTATATTTTTGAGGCCTCTCACATGCATATGGTTTTTCCATTTAAAACAAATGATAAAGATCCTATTAGAAGATCAATGTCCTTTAATTTTGTAGGTAAAAAAATTGTTTGAAAATAAAATTAAATTTGTTGCGACAGATGGGAATATGAAAGATATTTGGCCAAACCCAAAACCAGCATCAAGATTTATACCTGACGAATACAAAAAACTTAAAAGATTCAAAGATGACAACTTGCATGATCCTACGGTAAAAACATGTGTGCCATTTCTTGATTCTTTAATTCTAGGTTACATTATACCATTTGATCAAGACTACTTAGTGGATCCAATAGAAAATGATTTTTCTGTAACGCCAGCTAATAAAAATGCCTCCTCTGAATTTCACGATAAAGCACAATTACCTAAGGAGTGGCAGAAAATTTCTGGTGAAAAAGTCGGTAAATTTATGAACAAATGGCTTATCAAAACACCACCGGGTTATAGTTGTTTATTTGTACAACCAATGAACAGGATGGAAGAAAGATTTGATATTATTCCGGGAGTAGTCGACACAGATACATATCTTAATTTAATAAATTTTCCTTACTTTCTTAAAAAAAGAGATGAACAATTTTTATTTAAAAGAGGTGAGCCAATGGTGCAAGTTATACCCTTTAAAAGAGAATCATGGAAAATGTGGTCAGGATTTTATTATGAAAAGGCACATAGTAAAATTATAAATATTTTAAATAATGAATGGATGGATAGATATAAGAAATATTTTTGGAGCAAAAAATCTTTTAAATGATAAATCTCACAGACTACATCAAATGCTACGATAATATTCTTGATCAAGAAACATGCACAAGTATTATAAACAATATTAACTTTGATAATTTTCAAAGAGCAACAGTGGATGACGACACAACAAATTCTAATTACAGGAACTGTTATCAGAACAGATTGAATAATGATTTTGATAAAAAAATTTATGAAGGTGTAGGTAAAGTTTTAAGAAAATATGCTCAAACTTTTCAACATTTTGGTACAGGATTAACAACAGAAGACACAGGATATATTCATTTAATTTACAAAGGATCTGAAAAAGGTGAATACAAAACACATACTGACCATTTTGATTTACATCCAAGGGTTTTAAGTTGTTCTTTTATTTTAAATGATGAATACGATGGTGGTGATTTTTCTTTTTTTGAGGGTGAGCATATTGTGAAAAAGAAAGCTGGAAGTGTCGTAGTATTTCCTAGTAATTTTTGTTTTCCTCATGCAGTTATGCCCGTTACTAACGGAGATAGACACTCAATTATTACTTGGATTCGTTAATTTAATTAAGAATAATTTTCGTCAAAGTCAATCCATGTCTTTGACCAATCAATATGAGAGGCTGTAGCACTATTACCCGGATGAAAATCTTCAGCTTGGTTTCCATCGTCAACCCATTTAGTAAATGCGTTTTCTTCGTAATTATCACGATCTAACCTGGCACTTTGAATTTGACCTTTTCTAGTTTCTCCCCATGTTAACAAAGCAGCTATTGTCGTAGATCCGACTGCATCACTTGTAGATGATAATGAAGTATTACCAGTCATCATTCCTGTTGACGCATCTTTGTTTTGAATTTCATTTGGACCTGCGAGATTGTTATAAATAACAGCATGAATTGTATTTGGTACCCAACCATCTACCCAATCTTTACCTTTGTCTGCCCAACTTATTCTGTAAGAATCATCTAACAAAATTGAGCTACCGTTATGTATTACAATTTGTGTTGCCATCAATGTCTCCTAATGTTTAATTATATAGTTAACCACCACAAAAGGTGAAAATGAATTTGTTCCAGAAGCCGTAACAGAACCAGTTAAGTTTGTTGTAATATTACCTGTTAAAGTTCCTGATAAATTATGACTATGGTTATGACCTGTACCTGACCCAGAATTAGTAAATTGAATATTTGCAGATTGTTCAGTAGCTAATGAAATAGTAAATGGCGAGCTTTGACTTCTACCTTGACCCGGTCTATAAAAACCAGTGAACCCACGACCTGCCATCATTGGACCACCCGTACCTGATTGAGTAAAAATAGGATGACCGTGACTTGCTAACTGTGCTTCTGTTAAAGATGTATTGTCAATATTACCTGTAATAGTTACAGATTGTGTAGTTGTAGACGTTGCAGCTTTGTTGTCTGTTACAGAAACGGTAACGGTGTTTGCTCCACCTGTGCCTGCTAGATTATATGTGTTTCCATCAAAACCTTGAGGCATTTTACCTTGTAGATTAGGAACATTAAAAGTAGTTGAGTCATCACCTGTGCCGTAAGTAGTTCCAACAACTGCAAATAAATCTGCATAAGTTGTTCTTGAAACGGCTGCACCATCACATAATAAATATCCATCTGGAGCTGTAGCTTTTGTCCAAGGCTTGATTGCGCCTACTTCACTTCTGTTTACTATATCTTGTAAGTTAGCCATAATTAATCGTTATATTTTAATCTCCAACCATTGTCACTATCATAATACACAAGTGCTAAGCCAGCGCCATTAGTTGAAACTGTTAGGTCAGCAGCGGTTCCCTGT